TTTCTGGGAACTGTAGTCAGGTTAGGCGTTGTTGTCTGGTCTGGTTTCATCATTACGATGAACTACGTTGAAATTCCTATGGTAAAGAAATCTGGCAACTCAGATATCACTTTCGTAGCCAGCGTATTTACTGGAGCACTCGCCACATTCGGCTTGACGACTGGAAAAAATGGCAATGGAAAACCTCCAGCTTGCCCAATGGCTAAAAAACCAACAACAAAAGTATGACTAAATTATTCATACTCTTAGCATTGTTATCACCCAGCATAGCAAGAGCAAATACCGTCACTCCTCAGTTCACTACTGGAAATATGACGTCAAATACAGTCACAACTCAGACTATAAAAGAAGTCACAAAAAAGGAAGTGATGGGAGCTGCCGTAAAGACATGGTCAGGTACTAACGTAACTGCATCAGGAAATATTACTGCTGCTGACACAACATTCTCAATTAAAGATGACACCAAAGCTTGGCAGATGGAGACAACTACTAGAGCTGCTGGACTTATAGAAAAATGGGATATAACCACCGACTATACAATAAACTCCACTACAAATTCCTTCTCTGTCTTCTCACAATAGGCAGTCCAGTTTTTGCTGAAGGAGATACAAATACCAGTTCAAATCCAGTGGCAGCAGCTACTGGGAACGTGACTAATCAGGCAGTGCAGTTCCAAAACAATGGAGCTCCCTCGAGACAACAGTTTGCTCCGGGAACTTCATGTAATGGAAGCACTATGACGTTTAGTCCTTTTTATATGGGCAACGATGTACAACCTGAAACTGAAGATGGTTACGTAATTAATGAGAACTGGGGTTTTCAAATAAACTTCTCAGTTCCTTTAAATAGAGATCTGACTGAACAATGTCAACGCATTGGTGCGTTACATGAACGGAATATGAGACTCTCTCAAGAAATGACTAGAGCACTTAAATGTGCCGAACTACAACGGAAAGGTTTCACCTTCCGACCCAACACAGACTCAGCCAAATTATGTGCTGATGTCGTACCTATCCAATTAATCAAAAAAGAATAATGTTAGCACTAGCAAAACCATTCGTACTTTCTGCATTAAGAAGTCCAAAATTTAAAACATTCGTTATTGACCTACTACAGAAGTTAGTTGAGCAATCAGATAACGAACTAGATGATAAAGCACTCGCAATAGTTAAAAAAGGCTTAGGAATTAAATAATGACTAAAAAAAACGTCAGTTTAAAAATCGGTAAACATAAAAGTCGTACTGGCGGACTCACCAAAGCTGGTAGAGAAAAATACAACAGAGAAACTGGTTCTAATCTTAAAGCTCCACAACCTGGTGGAGGTTCTCGTAAAAAATCTTTTTGTGCTCGCATGTCGGGTGTAAAAGGACCAATGAAAAAACCAAACGGCAAGCCTACTCGTAAGGCACTTGCCCTTCGCAAATGGAAATGTTAATTATGGCAAAACAAGGTTTATACGCAAACATCAATAAGAGAAAAAAAGCTGGTACTAGCAGACCTAAGTCTAAAAGTACAGTTACAGCCAAAGCTTATAAGAATATGCAAGCTGGCTTTCCTAAGAAGAAAAAAGCTTAAAACTACAGGTACAAACATAACCAGCCCTTTTTTCATTGCCCTTGTAGGCGATTCTGAGAGGGCTTTTTTTACGAAAAACAATGAAAAAGGCAACTGAAGAGCAATTTAACGAACTCCACCAGTTAGTCACAAAAGAATTTTTATCTAGAGTCAAAAGCGGAGACGCTACAACTCAAGACTTAAAAGCAGCCTGTGATTGGCTGAAATCAAACGATATTTCAGGTGTTGCATACGATGGCAACCCATTACACAAACTGGCAAATGTTTTGCCGGAAATAGATCCAGACTTAGTAAAGAGAAGACTCTATGGCAAAGTCCAACGGAGCTAGATATGCCAACGGCAATCTTAAAGCTTCCCAAAAAGCATATAACAAAACAAAAAAAGGGGTAGCACTACGTGTCAATGCGAATGCTATTAATCGAGCCAAAGGTACTTATGGCAATGGTGACGGAAAAGATGTCGCCCATAAGCCAGGGAAACAAAACAGTAAAAACCCAAAAGATGCGACTCTCCAAAGTCCATCTAAAAACCGAAGCCGAAAAAGCAGACTCAAAATACGTAAATGACCCCTCTACTACCTAGTCCAAAACATTACTTACAAAACCTAATAACCATGACAAGTTCAGATTCTAAAAGGCTCTGGAGAAGAGCCGTTAAAGAGCACTTCAAATGTACATGTGTTTATTGCGGAGAAACTTATGAATTTAAAGAACTTACACTCGATCACGTTAAACCTCGTAGCCGAGGTGGGCAAAATCTTACGACCAATGTTGTATGTGCCTGTCGAAAGTGCAATCAGGATAAAGGTAGTAGAAATTGGCTCTCTTGGATGAGAGACAAATTTGGACATAAACCAATTAGAGAACAAACAATAAGCGACCACATCGCTGCATAACTTATCCACTTTGGAAATATATCCGCACCCGAAAGGGTGCTTTTTTTATGGCAATTCTTGCAACATATGAGAAATTAGGTTTAGAACCTACAGCAAAACCAAAAGGACAATTTGAGAGAGAATATAATCAAATAAGAAATAGGCTCATTAATAGCGGAAAGTTTAGAAGTACAGATAGAAATTTAAATAGAACAATCCTTACTGAAATAGGAGAATATCCTAGTTGGGATGGTGAAGTTTATAAAATGAGTCAAGGTGTAGCTAGACCTGAAAGTAAAAGAGATGCTTCACAAAAAAAATCTATTGATAAACGAAACCAGATTTTAACTGAAGCAGACGAATTAATGACCGCAGCTGGTTATGGAAAATTAGTTAAAAAAGGAAAAAGAAATTTTAAAAAACAAGACCGATCTGGCGGTATGGCACTAGATCACGAATATGAAACACAAGAATTTGGTGCGGATTACGAACGATTAAAAAAAAACTTTGCTGCGGGAGTTATTTCTGAAAACAAATTTAAACAAGATTTAAACAAGATTGTTAATAAAAACCCTGGAAATATAGACAGCAATTTAACGCTTAAAACCGAAACGGAAAACTATGATAAGAATGTCCGTACTAGGGCTGTAATAAAAAATAAAAATTTACGTGAAAAATATAAAGTCCGTGATGCCAGCTATACAAAAAAAATGGCTGCTTTTACAAAAAGTTTAAATAAAGTTAACTTGCTTAGTGGAGTTCACGCATATGCTAAACAATTCTTAGAAGGTCAAAGGCAAGGTTACGATACTTCGTATGTTCCTAAAAATGGTAATGGTAACGGCAAAGTAAACGGTAACGGCAACGGTAACGGCAACGGTAAGAAAATTGTTTTGAACGGAAATAAAACCAATAACTACAGAGGGCTATCAGCCTTAATAGAAACACCTAATGATTGGTCTGATCCTCTACTAATGACACCTCGCTTCAGAACCCTCGATAAATCGATTGACGTAAGCCTATAACTAATCTATCCACAAACGTACATGAATGATACTTTAACCGCCTTACAGGGCGATTTCAAGCTGTTTCTGCAAGCATTATGGGACCAGCTTGATCTCCCACAACCTACGAGGGCACAATATGCAATTGCAGATTACTTGCAGAGTGGTCCCAAGCGACTACAAATACAGGCGTTTCGGGGAGTTGGTAAGAGCTGGATTACTGGTGCTTTTGTTCTATGGACTCTATTTAATAACTCGGAAAAGAAAATAATGATTATCTCTGCGTCTAAAGAACGTGCAGATAACATGTCCATCTTCCTACAGAAACTAATTATTGAAACACCGTGGCTAAAGCATCTAAGACCTAAATCTGATGATGCCAGATGGTCACGTATATCCTTTGATGTCTTATGTTCACCTCACCAAGCACCCTCAGTCAAATCAGTTGGTATAACTGGACAGTTAACTGGAAGTCGTGCAGACTTAATGATTTTAGACGATATAGAGGTGCCTGGAAACAGTATGACGGAGTTAATGCGTGAAAAACTACTTCAACTCTGTACCGAAGCTGAATCCATCCTTACGCCGGAAGACGATAGCCGTATTATGTATCTCGGGACTCCTCAGACTACTTTTACTGTTTATCGTAAGCTGGCACAGCGGAATTATCGACCATTTGTTTGGCCGGCAAGATTCCCAAAAAACATCACTCCATATGAAGGGCTAATAGCTCCACAACTACAGGAAGACTTAGATAATGGTGCAAAATCAGGAGACTGTACAGACCCAGACAGGTTTGATGACGAGGATCTCCTACAAAGGGAGTCAGCTATGGGACGAAGTAACTTTATGCTTCAGTTCATGCTTGATACTTCTCTCAGTGACTCTGAAAAGTTTCCTCTTAAAATGGCTGACTTGGTTATTACCAGTGTTAATCCTACTGAAGCACCCGATAATGTCATATGGTGCTCAGACCCAAAAAATGTCATCAAAGATGCTCCAACAGTTGGACTTCCTGGAGACTACTTCTATTCACCTATGCAACTACAAGGTGATTGGACTCCCTATCAAGAAACAATCTGCTCGGTTGACCCCAGCGGAAGAGGATCTGATGAGACAGCAGCTTGCTATATCTCCCAAAAGAATGGCTTTCTCTATCTTCACGAAGTGCGAGCCTATAGAGATGGGTACTCAGACAATACCTTGCTTGACATACTAAAAGGTTGCAAGAAATACAACGTTTCTACCTTAGTCGTAGAGACAAACTTCGGAGACGGAATAGTAAGTGAACTTTTTAAAAAACACCTTCAACAAACAAAGCAGAACATTTTTGTGGATGAAGTTAGAGCGAATGTTCGGAAAGAAGACAGAATCATTGATAGCCTTGAGCCTGTTCTCAACCAACATCGCCTTGTTGTTGATAGGGCTGTTATTGATTGGGACTATAACTCAAACAAAGAACATGCTCCAGAACAAAGACTTCTCTACATGCT